TCAAGATGGGATTAGAAATGGCAGAGGGCGTACAAGACAGCCACAGCAAGGCGCTTGACATACTCAACGGCGACGGAGGCGAAGCATGATCGAACACTACCAACCAAGCATCGACGAGATCCATGTGTACCAATACCTTGAGAGCTATCACGCCGACTTGCGCTATCAGTACGACGCTGGTGGCAGGAACTATGTGAACGACTGCTCTAGCGGTACGCCTTACTTCGACAGCGAGGACGAGGCCAAGGCATACATCGACAATCTGGCTGCTGTGATACAGCAAGGCAGAGCAGCCGCATGATCTTCAAGCGCAACAGGATGTTGTGGATTGAGGTTGAGCCAGCCAGCGAAGACGATGTCATCGACCTATCGAAGATGTCCGAGCTTGTTGAGTCAGCCTTGAGAGATGAAGGTGTTACGAAAAGTAAACTCACCAAAGTGGTGATTGAAGTTTCATATGAGAAGGAGACGGGCAATGGTCACGATAGACCTAAGTGGACAAGACGGTAACGGATTCGCGTTGATGGGTCACGCCAAAAACTTTGCAAAGCAAATGGGATTGGATGGCAAAGAGATCGTCTACGAAATGCAACAGGGCGACTACGAGTACCTTGTCGATGTGTTTAAACGGTACTTCGATGGGGTGGTAGAGGTTGTCGAAACTGAAAACGATATGTTTGATGAATTTGATCAAGATGATTGGGAGGACGAGTGATGACAGTGAAGGAAGTTAAATACAAGATCGGCGCTGATGGAAAGCCGATCACAGATCGGAGCGATAAGAACCTATGTCTGACAGCTCAAGAAATCGAAACGATTATAGATCTGCTGGATAGCAAAGATCAGTTGACATGGGATTTAGCTGAAGAACTGTACGACGCGCTTGAACACAAAGATACTATCTTTGAGGTGTAGCCATGGCAGTAAACGAGAACGGGCTACATCAGATACGCTATGTGCTGATCCGCTACAGCCAGTACGGGTCAGCCTATGAGGTGTTTGATAAGCATGACATAGGACTGCGTAAATTCGCAGAGGAGGCCGAGAGTGAGATGCGAGCAGGGCGTGTCCCATCAATCACACTCAAGGCACATGAAACGAAGTCGAACCAAGAGGAGCGACATTCGTTATCGAAAGACGGGTTTGATAACTAGCAACAAGGAGATGTGCATGAATATGCAGAGACAGAAGAAGATTGTCGATGAGACGATGGAGATTTGCAGGGGGTTTATCCGCAAGACAGAGCAGCAAAGCATGGATGTGTTTAAACACGCTGGATCTCATAGCGAACTCGATGTGATGTTTGCTCGCATGGTGATGATCGTTCACGATCAATTGATGGAGATAGATCTTTCGGATTCATATAGTTCAGTGCAAAACAACCTGCTGCTGCAATGCCTACACGTTATCCGCAGGGCACACGCCAGAGCGCTGGAGGGTTTGATCGAACATGAGCGTATCCTCGCAGCGAAAGAGTCGTTGACCAGTGCGAAGCATTAACCGGCAAGTTGCGGCAAGGGGTGCGGCCATGATCCTAGCGGTCATGGCGTACCTCTGTGTCAGCGAGCAGGACTTCGTAGAACAATGCACAAGCGATCCCGTTTGTGCGTCCAAACATATTCGTAAGTAGGTAACACATGAAGATTTCAGAACTCAGAAAAATCGCCAGCGATATGGGCGATAAGAAAATCGTGGGCATGATCAAGAAAGAAGTGACCAAGGCTCGCAAGGATGATGGCATGGTGGCTATCTGTGACATGGTAGATGGGCTGCTTGCAGCCATTGATGAGAAGAAGAAGGAGAGTGCCAGTGAGTAATGTTTACAACATGAGCGGCGAGAAAATTGATGTGGGTGAGGATGTGGACTTGGATCGCACTGTACGCATCCAACTACAGTCGCCATCACACAACATCTTGGGCGGGGTTCAGAACTTTGCCATGACTGCCAACGCCGAGGAACAACTGCTTCATGCGATGACTCCAGAGCGTTTAAACGAATGGGTGCAGTCAACGCTCCGCCGATTCAACGGCTTGGATTGGGGTGTCATCTGCGATGAAGACAAGGAAACCAACCTAGCCAGCGTGAAGCGTGGCGGCATGGTGATGGGTCAGTACCCATACAACGACGCCAAAGATCTGGTGTGGCTGATCTTGGATGCAGGGCACGAGACTCTGACTGTGCTGATGCCGGAGGACTACTGATGTCTGGCGTACCATGGATCGCCGCTGCCGTACATCTAAGGCGCAACGGGAGTACGCTCAAGCAGATCGCAGAGGAGATCAGCGTACCCCTTAGCACCATGCGGCCATACCTTTTGAGCGCAATGACAGAGGAGGAGTACCTGTCTTTGAAGAAGCCAACGCGCAACTCCGAACGGGCTGACCGCATAAGGTTGGCCATACGGGAGGGCGAACGCAGCATGGCAAGCATCGCAGAAGACGAAGGCGTTAGCCGTCAGTATGTTTACTCGGTCAAGTGGAAACTTGAAGGCGCAGTGGATAAAGCAATCAAGGATCTAGGTGACAAGGATTATGTCGATGACAAGGTCGGCATCCTTCAATCCCAAGATGAGCGCAACAAAGCCATCGAGGAGATCGAAAGAATGCTTGACGTTTAAACGCTACCTAATCGCCGCAGGTGTCTACGCACCACATTGTAGACACTTGACGGCGCAATCTTAATCGCTCTCGCAATCTCTGCTTGAGTCACGCCTTCGCTGTAAAGCCTAGCCACTCTCTCAACTTCTTCGTCCGTCAAAGGTTTACGCTTTTCGTAGACCTTTGGTTTCTCAAACAACCTGTGCGCATCATCCTGTGCGCGTATCGCTTTTAAAAACTTTGCGCTCATCCCGATAACCCCCCTGTTGGTGTCCGATAACTACCGTCAACGTAGTTGTATTTGAGATCGACTGTCCCCACCCTACCACTCTGCTTGAATCTTATCTTCTTCACATGCACTCGGATGTCATCCGATCCTTCCGTGAAATCCCTTTCCACAATTAGAATGTTGTCTGCCTTGTTGTAAAAGTTTGCTGATCCAGCTATGTCGTATGGCTCTGGAACAGGGAACGTCCCATCCTGATTCCTTCTCAGCTTCGCTGGGTGGGCAACCAAAAATATCGCGCACTCGTTTGCTGCTGCCCAACGCTTGAGTGAGGCTAACATCTGCGACACATACTCCGTTTCCGTCCACCCGCTAGGGCGGCGGTGTTCAAACTCGTTGTACGGATCAAGGATCAGGCCGCGCACGTTTGGGTATCGCTGCACACACGCGGTTGCATTCTCCAAACACCACTCCACAGTAGGCGCTTCGTCTTCGGATCTAATCCAGTAGTAGTGCTTGCCAATAAAACTAACCGCCTCTGACCACTCGTTGTGGTTCATCTTCTCCCCACTACGCACATCCCATGCTGGCTTGCCGACAAATTTAGCTGCCAACTTGTTGATGTGTTCGTCAACTGGGTTCTCAAACGAGCAAACTGCAAACCTCCAATCCTCCATCGCCGCAAGGTTTAAACAGATTTGATCTAGGAATTCTGACTTACCAACTCCCGGCGCTCCACTGATAATGTTTAGCTCGCCAGCCCTCACCCGATAGTTCAGATCCAGTGCGGCAATACCTGTGCTAACACCAGTTTTCACATCGCCATTCAGCAATGCGAAAGCATCGTTCACATATGAGCGTGTCTCATGCAACGCTTTTAACGGCCATGGTTCTGCGCCATCCACAAACTCCTTGAACTTCTCCGCGCCGTAGCCGACGAGCATATCGTTTGGATCTTTGCAGCCCTCTGGCCAATCAACCCGCCAACATCTATGCCTACCCAACCTACGCGCAAGCTCATTGCGCATTGCGATACCAACGGAATCCCCATCCGTGAGCAAAACAATCCGCTTGAACTGCTTTAACTCCTCCTCCAGATCCTCCACCCACAACAGCTTCTTGTCACTCGCACCATCAGGTACGCTTATGACGTTGCTGTATCCCACCTCCATGCATGTTAATGCATCTACCTCACCTTCGGTGATAATCAATTGGTCGTTGCTTGGCTCAATCAGGTTCCACAGATAGGGGAGCCTCGCTCCATTCTTGATCTGGCTGAACTCCTTTTGATTGCTTCGGAACTTGACGTTGATGATCTTGCCCCCGCAATCCCTATGCACAAACGCAATAGCTCGCTTGCTCTTTCCGTTCATGTACGCGCTACCTGTCTCCACCCCAGCCATCTCGACAACCTTACGAGAGATACCTCGGTCACTGAACCATTTGATCACGCCCTCGCTAGGCTTTTCCAAATCGGGTATGACCGGCGGCTCCTTTGGCTTGACCACTTCAGGCCGCTTGCTCCGTTTAAACGGGCTACTATTCATGCTGTTTCTCCACACATTCCCTGTCCAATCGCAGTGATGGCAACGCCATTGCGCTCCTTCACCGTCAATAGAAATTGACAGACAATGCTCATGTTTATTTTTTGTACGGGTGCTACTGCACTTGGGGCAAAGTATTTTTGATTGCCCCTCAGACAGCGCATTGATGGCGAAGCCTTCGCTTGCCAGAGAATCCCAGAAGTCCACGGCTAGGGAGCCGTCTTGAATCTAACGCGACCATCGGGAGTTATCTTTCTCCCGACAGGGTCAGTCCTGTTCTCCAGTGCAGCCTTGGCATCTTGCTTGGCAAGGTAGGCTGATGTGCTTAGGAACCAGCGTTGCTGGGTCTTGATCTCTGCATCGTATGTGAGCCAATCGTCACGCGATTGCAGAACTGCATCTAAGTTTGGAATGTTTTTGTAGCTGTTTGCCCACCGATCATAGTCGGCTGCTTTCAGCTTGATAGTGTTGCCGTTGAATTTGTATTCAGTCGAACTCGCCATTTCTAATTTGCTCCTTTGTTGCGATTTGGAACTGCCTCATTTCATAATGATTCACAGGCTCCATGTCCTGCTCATCTCCCCTGTCTTTCCTGCCTCCCCATTGGATTGAATCCGGTTTGGCATTCACCATACTCAAGTAGCCCACGGTTCCGCATGACCACTCCACAATCAAAAATACATCCAATCCGGTTGCACTTGCAAGAGATTTCGCGCTCGCCACCTTGTGGCTGCTGATCATATATGTTGGGAACGTACCGAAAGGATGCGTTCTTGTTTTGATTTCACCGAACCCCTCTACCTCTCCTGCATCGTTAATAAACGAATAGTCGATGGCGTACATTTTGGGGTTTGGCTTTGCTTGAATGTCCCACATCACAGCAATTTTACCTGCCAACGCGCTTTCGCGCTCGCGGTCTTTGCTTGTTTCGTACACTGGCCTCATAGGAGTTACCTCTGTTGCGATAGTTAGATCGGATGGAGAGAGAAGGACGCTCCCCCCAAACCCCCCTCATCAAAGGAGATTGGAGAGAGAAAGTCAGATCGGACGGAGCCGAGCATGGACATTACCGCGAATTTATATAGCGCCCTTGCGGTCTTACCCCCTTGCGCATTTCTTGCTTTCTTAAAAAAGCACAGTCACAATCCCCTTGTCAACTTCTCATCACAACTTGTTGACATCCTTTGTTGCGAAGGAAGGCTCATCGTCACGCCCCGTCTGTGGCGATGGGCCATTTTCGTTGTGATTAATCTCCGTGATAGTTATCTCCGCTCTGGGATTTTCTTTGTCCAGAAATCTACGGCTGCTGATTTGTTTAAACTGCCTGTCGTTTTCGTACAGCAAGCCTTGCATCGCATCGAGCAGAATGCTGGGATCAAGATCCTGTCTGCGTGTTGGGTAGTAGATGTCTGCGTGGAATGACAGGTCGCCTTCAAGCATGTTGTCCATCTTCCCGATCTGCGCTTTCACATCTTTCTCAAACTGAATAGCGGCCTTGGACTTTATGAAGCGAGGCTTACCCCCAAAGGTGACAAGACGCCGACTGTTAGACTTGCTTTGCGCAACTCCAAAAATTATTTTGTTGACAGACCGTTTTTCCATGTGTTCCAATCGTACCCCATACCTATCGCAACAATGGTAACACATGAACTACACCAATAAGTTAGGGCTTCCTGCCCCACTAGCCGCAGCGCTGACACGCGACAGCTACACCAAGGGTGATGCGTCGTTTAGTGCGACGGGGTTGCTGCGCCCACCTCGCATGGCAGCTTTGTTCGATGACCCGAACAACATCATGTTCAGAGATGTGAGCAGTAATCTTTGGACGCTGTTTGGAACAGCAGTCCACAACATTCTCGAAGACTCAAAGCATCCCGACTTTATCACGGAGGAGCGCCTGTACTGCTCTGTGAGCGGCGTAAAGCTATCAGGTGCCATAGACGTACAGCATGTGCAACCGGATGGCACACGGGTGTTACAGGACTACAAGACGCGCAAAGCGTATGGCGTTATGAATAACGACAGCGACGAGAAACAACTCAACATATACGCATACATAGCGCACAGGAACGGTATCGAAGTAAGCGGGTTGCAGATCATTAACTTCATCAAGGATTGGAGCAAGCACGACGCTGCTCGCAAACCGGAATACCCGCAGCACGACATTTGGATTCAAGACATTCCTCTTTGGCCTATCGAAAAGACGGAGAAGTTTGTTGTTGAGCGGATCGCTGCACACCAAGAGGCTCTGTCTGGCAAGTTGCCTGACTGCACAGACGAAGAGCGGTGGCTCCGAGAGGAGAAGTTTGCAGTGATGAAGGAGAAGCGGGTACGCGCAGTGCGTGTGTTCGATTCAATGCAAGAAGCTGAGACATTCATCTCGGCACAAAAGGATGCAGACAAGCACAGGATTGATCACCGTCGAGGACAACCTCTACGATGCGAGCAGTTCTGTGATGTGTCGCTGTACTGCGACCAATATGCTGCGTTTAAACAACAAGGAGAAAGTGATGAGTGATGTTACCTACGGTGACATTTGGGAGAAGTTGTATCCAATCAACTGTACTGAGTTTGCCAAGAGCAAAAACAACTTAACGTACCTCGCTTGGAACTCTGCATGGAGACTCTTGATGATGGAGTATCCAGATGCGCACTATGAGTTTCAGCCAATGGAGGATCATCCAGACGGATCACAGACGGTGCATTGCATTGTGGTTATCGGAGGTTTGACACGACGCATGTGGCTTCCTGTGATGGATTACAAGAACAAGGCGATTGCAAACCCTAATGCGCGTGATGTCAGCGACACCAAGATGCGCTGTTTGGTTAAGTGCATTGCCATGTTTGGCTTAGGGTTCCACATCTTCCAAGGCCAAGTGCAGCCAGAGGATACTTGGAACGATGACTCAGATGAGTCAGCGGAAGAGCCGGTCAAGGAGCCAGAGGCAAAGAAGAAGCCCAAGGCAAAGCCAAAGGCGGATGAATCTAAGGATATGTTTGTTGAAGACACTAATGTTTTGAAGGATGAGCTTGCTCACGCAGCAACCATTGATGAAGCAAAGGAAGTTATCAATAAGTATTTCCCATCAATCAAGCAAGGTTATGCGGATCACGAAGGATTCCAAGGCTTGCTTGACCACATCCAAGAGCGCTTGGATCAAATCAAAAACATAATACCGCAAACAGAAGGAGAACCGTTCTAATGGCATTTGAAAGAAAAGACCTGCAAGGAGCAGCGTTTAAGAACGACAAGAAGGAGCTGGATTGGCACGCCGATTTCAGGGGCGACATTCTTGTTGGTGGGGTGGATTACTACTTGGATATAACCAAGAAGGTGGCGGCGTCTGGATCGAACTACCTTCGCGTGACGCTCAAGCCCAAGGCACAAGATGCGCGAGCCTCTGCCGAGGCGGCGGTGTCACCGTTTAAGAAAGCGGAGCCAGCACCAGACGATGACTTCGACTTTTAGGGGGCCGTATGAGTAAGACAAAAGGATATGTATTGGGCCTTGAAGATAAGCTGTCGCAGTCTGAATCAGACATCAGGGCAGCTAGGCGCAAGCTTAGAGGGCTAGGCGTGGAGGTTATGAAGACTCACATGCCTGACCCATCTATTGACGAGGACATGCTTACCAACTTAGACGAGCGCATCAAAGACGCGAAGTTGATACTGGACGGACTGAACTCTCTGGTAACGACAGCAGAAGAAATGGTGAAGGAATTTGCAGAAGAAAACGTGGTCGAAAAAACTACGAAGCCGTAGGCATCTGCAAACGGTGCGTGAACAGGGCTGCTTGGTTTGTTACAGGCCAGCCCAAGCACACCATCTTACCTTTGTAGAGGAAGATGGATTGCGAGGTATGCGAAGAAGCGGGGATCAACACGCAGTCCCTTTATGTGATGACCATCACAGACAGCTTCATGCGCATGGCAACGAAAAGCGATGGTGGGCGCTACAAGGTATCGACCCCATGGCGTGGTTAGAAATGTTTAAACGCAACGAAGGAATGAGAGATGACAGCGAAGAAGAAGAGTAGCCCTGCTAAAAAGAAAAAATACTATGTCACTAAGAACGACATGATTCTTAACCTACAGCAGCAACTGGCTGTTCAACAGGAGCATCACGAGAATAATCTAGCGCACCTACAATCCGAGATAAAGGATAGGGACGAAGCTATTCTTTATCTTGAAAAAGATTTGGCGCAAGCACGATCTGTTATGCAGAAGCATTTTGCGCAACGGTACATATCTGATGATGTGTTTGATTTGTGCAACAAGCTATCAGCAGAAGACGTTTCTGCAATTATGCATGTGTTTAGGGAGCGAATGACGTTTGTTCTTGAAGAAAATAAATCGGGCGATACGCGACAGATATTTACCGACACCGAGATAGATTGCTTTGCCGCAGAGTCTGCCAGTATTTTCGTTTACTTAACTGAGGATAATCCCGATGGAGATTAAACCGGCTCGCAAAATATACGCACTAGAGGCGCACATAACGACGGTGAAGTACTTCTCAATAGAGGCTGACTCTTTGGAGGAAGCAAAGGAGAAGGCGACCAACGAAGCCAGACGATTTATGGGCAAGGATTGGAGAGGGCTAGTTATTAAGGAGGCAGACGATGAAGGGTGAGGACATAGCGGAAAGCTTTGAGGCAAAGAAGTATGCGTATCGGCAATCGAAAGATGGGATGGTCTTGTCTTTTGTGCTGCACCCCAGTGATGTGCCAAAGGATATGGCCACCTCCCCAATCGGGCAGCGGTATATGATTGCCTGTGCGCAGATAGATGACTTTGAAAACCCCATCAGGCCAGCGGCTGTTACGGACGCAGAGAAAGCTTTAGCTAGGGCCAACCTCATATGTAGGGATGAGTCGTATATCAAATGGGTTCGCATGAATTACTATCAATGGCACCCTGTTGATGAGACTCAGAGCGACGAGGATTATGCGGCAGATGTCATTAGATTTATTTGCGGCATCGAATCTAGGTCAGAACTCAAGACAAACGAAGAAGCTAGGGAGCGTTTAAACGAACACCTCAAGTTGTTTGAAAGCGAGGTTAGCGCATGAAGACTTGGTATACCGAGGAGTTGCGTAGGTTACGCGCCGACCAAGGGATGTCGCTTCAAGAGTTGGCTGACAAAGCTGGCAGCACTAAGAGTTATGTTGGTCAGGTGGAACGCGGTCTACGCAACCCCAGCTTCGGGATAGTGGAGAACTTGGCCAACGCTTTGGGTGCAAAGGTTTACATACAGCTAGAGACTCCAGAGCCTCCTACCGCTGCTGCAAAAGATAAGCGCAAACGCACTTCCATTGTAAGCAGATTTATGTAACAACAGTGTTAGGTCAGGGCCTTGATCAGCCGCCGTAGCACGTTCCCGTCCGTGTATGACCGAAGGCGGGTTCGCAACTTTCTGGGGAACCGGGTAGCGTTTAAACAACCACCTACTAGAGTGTTTTAGATACCCGTAGTGAAATCAAAACACAGTTATAGGTAATGTTTAAACACGGATAGTAGAGGATAATCTATATGATTACTTACCGAACTTCTGCTTCTGTGATTTAGGCGGAGACTTTCTGCTACCACCCTTCCCACTCCAGAACATCTTGTTTGCCCAGTAAGCTGCTGATGTTTTGCCCTTCTTAATGTTCTTTGCATGGCGAGCTTTGAAACTTTTCCTAGCCTCGTCACTGTAGTTGTGACCCATCTTCTGATCACCAAAGCGAATGATCTTCATCTTCCCGCCATCGCGCACAGCCACGACACCTTTCTTTGTCTTGTGGCTAGGCGTTCTTTTTGGCTTGTTTAAACCAGTAAGGCCGACCTTCTTTAGCCTATTCTTCTCTGCATCTGTCAAACTCATTTGCGGTGCCTCGCTGTTTTCTTGGCAATCTTTTTGGGCTGAGAGCTATGCTGCTTGCCTTTCTTTGTGTCTGCCCGTTTCTTCTTTGATGTCGCTGCATACTCTTTGCTAGACAGAGACTTGATTGCTTTCTCTGGCAAGTATCGCTCGCCTGTAGCCTTCTTCCCTTGGGTGCTAGGCTTCCCTGACTTGGTTCGCCACTTCTGTTTTGTCCACTTCTTGAGGGACTTCTGTGACTTCTTGAGAGGCATTACTTGTACCCACCACCGGCATCTTTGTATGCCTTAGCGAGCATCTGGGCTTTACGCGCCGACCACTGGCCAGCCTTTCCACCCTTCGTACCCGCTTTGATGCGGTTGAACTGGCGCTTGCGCATCTCTGGTTTAGTGTAATTGCCAGCCTCGTTGACGCGAGACTTGCTCTTTTTCTTCTTAACCTTTCCGCCTTTGGCGTATCGTTTAAACATAATCGCCGCTTCTTATCATCTCGGTTACTTCCACAGCGCGGTTGCCAACCTGTTGGCTCCAACGCGAATCCATAAACTCATCGGCTGCAATGTCGAACTGCTCGCGGCTCATTGCTTCAATCGCTTTCACAAATCCGCGCAGTCTTGTCATGCCGAGGTTAAAGCTTATGTCGATCATCGCATCCTGTCGCGCTTCATTCAAAGCCGGAAACCAGAAGTAAGCGTCAGTCAATTCCTGACGGACTCTCGTGATGTCGTTCTCCAGCAAGTAGTCTATCTCGTCCTCAGACAGCCCAAGGCCACCGTTCTCGTCAATGTTGCGCCCGACACCTACAGTGATCATATCCTCTGAACACTTGTACGCATGGCTGCGCACACCCTCATGCCTTCGCAGCATCTCTATTAAATCTTTTGACATCTATTTCTCCCTGCTAACGCCTTGTACTTTTTCGTAGCTACGCATAGCCCCAAGGCCCAACATGCCCATCATCACAGGCACTAGCAATGTTGTGTCTATCTCCGGCACTTCGACCCAAATGCCAAGTATATTAGAAAGAATCGTGTTGTAAAAAAGACCAAGCGCGCACACCCAACCGATACAAGGTCGCCAGCCAGCCACGAACAAAGATTTAGAAGCCGCTTCAACTTTATTTACTTCTAACTGTCCTTTAGCAAGCTCTTGAGCATGTCGCTCTGCCATGGTTGCAATCTCGTGGGCCAAGGCATTCTTCTGGTCTTTATCTTCAATGACCTTATCAAGCAGTGAGGTAGCTGGGCCTATGAGTGATCCTAGTATGCTCATTCCGCTTCCCTGTCTTCTCTACGAAGACGCTCAGTAATCAGCCGTGTTGTTCTGCCAGCTTCTACGAGCGCTGCATATTTCTGCCTATAGTCCTCAAGCTTAGAGTTGTAATTCTTAACTCTGCGCTGACGCTCGGCGCGTGACAATGTTTGGTCTTTCAGAACCCGACGCCTTGCTGCGAGTACATCATTACGCTCTTTATCCAGATACGTTAAAGACAAAAGTATTTGTCTAGGATCTACATTGGTTACGTTTAAACCAATCATGCGCATTAATGCTTGACCCACAGTGTCGCTTTCAACACCGCTAGCTTTTTTACCGCCGCGCAATGCGGTGTTTAGTTTAGATACCGCACCGTATTCTGTGTTCAAAAATCCCGGCAAGACATATTGATTAGCCGCCCAAAACATAGCGTCGGTAAGCTTCCCACGCTTATAGAATGGTCGCTCTATGGCGTTTTCTATGTACATCGGGTCTGATGGGTTAACTATTGGACGCTGTGTAAACGGATCAAGATTTTGTGATGCGCCAAACAACGACCATGCTGGGCCACCAAACATGCCCACTAACGAGGTGACATCTTTAACGCTGAAGCCCTGATCTTCCGCTGCCTTTGTGCCTGTTGCAGTCTTAACACCAGCGGCTAGATTTGCTCCGAGGCCAGACAGAGAACCCCAAGGATACAAATAGCTTGTGTCCATAAACTGCAAGCGACCTTGTGCATCTCTAGCTGGCAACGGTATAAGGCCGGGATTGTTTCTCAGGTAGTCAGGCAGTGACTTCTTAACTTGCTCGTACTCATCATCGTCTATATCGAACATAGACATAAACAACGATGGCAACGCATAACTAAGGGCGACATATGGCGCAAACTTAGTTGGGTTACGCAATGCAGTCTTTGCCAATACTGGTAGAACTTTGTATTGGAACGTAAGGAATGGGATACCCAAGGGGCTTTGTCGCAATCCACGCACCACTTGCGGGACATCAGAGTAATCAAACAGATACTCTTGAGCCTTTAAGAATGCATCGTCTGCCGAGCCGCCCTGTCGCTCCATTACATCTATGGCTATTGCAGTCTTGCCTACAACTTCAATGCCTTGATATATGTTGCTGGCTTTGTTTGCCAATCGCGTCCATGTATTTAGCTTGAGCCAACCCAACAACCCGATGTCTTTTGCATCAACTGACTTTAAGAAATCAAGCATGTCATCAGACATCTGCATAAGCTCTTGATCAGTAAATGATGACTGCTGCACTCCTCGCTTTAGCATCTCTGCAAAGTGCTTGGAGTTTTCAAAGTCATTGTTTCTGTACGCAACGATCTCTCTCGCAGCCTCAATCATGCGAGGAAGAACGCGATGGAATGGCACACCTGACAAGTGAATCAGTATGGCGTTACTGAAAGTGTTACGCGCAATGGTCGGTGGGTTAAGCGGAACCTTGATGGTCTTCCAGACAGCCGTGAATTTGCGGCCCTTCGACATGAGATTAACGTATGCCTCGTCGCCCACGTTGAGCATTGCGCCTGACGAAACGACATCATCATAGATCTCTGTTCGCACTAACCGGCCAGCAAGCAAACCATACTCTCTTGTTTTCGGGACGCGCCTGTATTGGTCACCATATTGCTGGAGAGCAACTGATATATCCTTATTGGGATCAGTTAAGTATTCCGATAGGCCGCGCTCTTCAAACGTAGTTATTACAGCCTGTTCCATTTGATCTGCGTCGTTACGGAGTCTTGCTGCTCGCTCTGGCTCTGCTGCTTCTAGCGCCGTTGCTATATCACGAAGCGTCTGCACCTCATTTATAAGATAAAAACCGCTCACATTAGATGGCTGTCCGTTCTCGTCCGGTGGGCCATACGGAACCAAAAACTGATCGTCATTAGTAGTCCAGTTCTTGTTCTCAGATATAGAGTTCATCCACTCTATAAACTGCAAATCCCTTACAGGCCGCTGTATGGCGCGAGAAACTAGGAAGGCAGGGTCAAGCTCATTAATTGCGCCCAACGCTTCTTGCGCTTCTGGGTCTAAATCTTTTCTTTGTTTGAGATAGCTGAACTTAGCGTCCCGCTTATCTTCAAGCACATGCTTCAAGTACATGCGCGGCAAGTATGAGCGCTTGTTCTCAAAGTATGTCTTGGCTGGTAACAGTCCAGCATTCATAAGCTCACCACCAAGGCGCTCAATCATGTCCTTAGCTTTAAACGCTGCTGCCGCTGCCCGGTTGTCAAGCGCTTGAAGCTGTTTAAACAGCGCCTCTTCTTGAGCAGGTTCACCTGTGGTCATGTACTGATAGATAGTGCTGCGCAAAAGCTCCGTAGATTGTCGGTTCTTTGAGCCTTTCCGTGTCAGGAACTTGTTGCCAATCTCATCTCTAAGGTATTCAGCGATCTTAGAGGATCGTGCCACAACACCAAGGTATTCTGCTCGTGACAGGTAAAACTCTCTCTTATCTGGCATTGCCCTTAGTGTATTGAAGAACGGCAAGCTGTTGATGAAGTCTATTCCCCTCTGACGGGCATTCTTAAATACGCCTCTTAGGTCATCGGTGCCTTTGTTTGTAGCCTCTACGCGATCATTCTCTTTACGGGCATAGTATATTTCTGATGCTTCTTGCAATTGATCTGATGAGCGCATGTCATCAGTGATCTCAAATGTTCGTAACTGGTTTCTCTGAGGAGATGTAGTAATTGCGTATCGTTGTGTTACATCCCCAAAATCTTCTGCTGGAAAATCTGGATCTCTCTCCCTAAAAAAATCTTGTGTCGTATCGCTTTCGATCAACGCTCTTTGCAAGGCTTGCGCTTCTGCTGTGCCCTCCCCTATTGGTCGGCTGCGGCTACCAGCAGACGCAGCAGGATCATTGCTAATGTCAACAATCGTTGCTTCTTCAAAAGGAATGACATCGCCCATCCCTGTAAGCGGAGAATCGCCTGTGCCAATATACAAACGCTTGTCTTTATTGGCGCGTTTTATTTCTTCTTTGGCTTTTTTAAACGGCTTGCCTGATGTTCCAAACAACCGAGCCATTGCTTCGACAAGCTGCTGCGGCATCTTTTGGTCGTAAATGTTTTCAAACCCACCGCCCACAGGCAAATCAATAGCGCCCGTAGTTCTGTCTCTAGCGTCCCGTATAGCGGGAACATCCAACAAGCTTTCAGATTCTAACTCTTGTGCAGTAAGCTGCTCTCCTCGCTCCTTCTTTGCTTTAAGCTGCTCTAGCTGAGTAATCTTTTCTTGTACAAAAGACACCAAGTTTGGCGCATAAAATCCTGAACTCGTACCCATCTCATCCAATACAAGCTTAGATATGTTTTCTCCGAGCCAATCGTTTACGTTGAGCTTAAGCGCGTTATCAAATGACAACCTAGAATCTTTTTCACCTAGCTCAATAGTGCCCCTGTAAAAACTGCCAGAAAAATACTCGCCTTCATTACTCACGCCTTCTACTGGCTGCGTATATGAAGCAAGAATCTTCTTGGGTATTAACGGGTTCCGCTCTATAAGCGCTTGCGCCATTGACAGAGCAACAACATCCTCGTACAGCGCTTCCGAAGACTCGTCAAATTCTGACTTAATAGCTCTTTCTGCTGCTTCCAGATCAAGATTGAAGAAGCGCAACATAAAATCGCCTTTGACTTGCGGATTAAAAAGATCTTCAACCCGCTCAAAAGCTTGGCTAATTGCCTGATCAGCATACTGAACTTTTTCTTCTTGCTCTAAGAATGCTTCCTGACCAAGGGGCATTCCACCTAAAGCTTGTGCTTTGGGAAAGGATAGATCTTGATCTATATCTAACTCTACTGGAGTAAGTAACCCTATGTTTTCATTGAGCCGCGCCAAAACGTCTTCTTTGAAAAGAATGATGCCATCCTCTTCCATTTCATCAATTTCTTTGTCGGTAAACCCTAAGTCTTTAGCGCCACCAAGTTCGTCTCGGACAACCTCAAATAACACAGAGCCATCTGAGTTTCTTGTTTTGGGCCGCATGACTTTTTTGGGCAAAGCGCTCAACACCAAACCATCAATATGCTCTTTGACGCCATTACGATAACGCTCTACTTGCATTTCGCTATTTGATATTGCTATTTGATCATAGCCATTTTTAACAGCCATCTTTGTAAGCATATCCATAGCAAATGCTAGGCGTTGATTTTCGTTTTTAAGCGGAAGATCAGGGACTGTTACGCCATAAACTTTATCTTTGTATTCATCAACAGCTTGTCGGACTAGCTGTTTTTCTTCCCTGTTTAAACGGTCAAAGTTGTCTGATGAAATCTGGCCATCGCTATACAAATCACTTGCTGCAAGCGCCTTCATCTGCGTTTGGGCGCTTTGATGAAGATCCGATTGAATCTCCTCCACAACAAGAGCTATATCTCCATTATCCAAAACAATATCTGACACCCTCATATGCATAATCGGGTTTCGTATATCGGGAAAATGTCCGTGATACCAGCCTTCGCCAGCTAATGTGGGAACCGATAAAACAATGTCTCTATAGTTTCGATCTTCAAGCGCGGCAGGGAGTTGACCTTCAGGAGGTTGTGGTATTTCTCTGCCACCCATCGTTGTGTAAGCATAGTAGAAATTAGGAGCTTCACTTTCTGTCGGGTCTACAGAAACCTCTGAGCCTACACCAGCCTTTGTTAGTGTCGGATCTAAGTTTATTGATTCCGCTTCTTCTTCTGTTGCTTTAAGTTGCTGCCCTTTGTAGCTATTTTCTACAAGGATCTGACCCAATAACTTTTTATCAAATCCCGATTTTGGATCTTTAATTTCCAATGTTAGAGCTTTAATAAGCCCTTTGCGTTGATTATCAGTTGGTTCAGTAAATACGCTTATTTCATTTAGCGCAGACTGAATGCTTTGCGGCAATGCTGGGCCATCAACAGATGGATTAGGCACACTGTCATTGGTTGACAAGTACATCTTGAGCGGCTCAATAACATTCATCGCAAACTTGTTGAGGCGCAAGCTAGTCATTGCCTGATTAGCTACCTGATTAAACGCTTGATTGTTTCTGTCTTCTTGTAACGCAGCCCGATAAGCGGTCTCAGAATCAATGCCGGGGCCGCGATCTTCTGATCTTCCGTAAGCAGACCTATCTATTGGCCGTCCATAGATTTGTATTTCAACAATTTGCTCCATGTCGGATACATGGTCTAACAACTCCTGACCTGATACAGCTTTGTCTTGAGGCAAGGTTGCTAAGAATGACGCAAGCTTAGAGTCGTTAAACTCTTCTATCTTGGTGCCTTGGAGTATTCCTGATAGCTGGTCTTTACCCTTGTCGTTCTTCTTGATGGTAGCCCAAGCTTCTGGCAACGCTTTCTGTGATGCCTTGCCCTGCAATGTGCCAACAAGTCGAGACTTTATCTGTGGCCTAGCCTCTGTTACTGCCGCTGCTGGCCCCTGCTTTATCATGTAAAGCGGCGTAGATGCAGATAGACCTGTCGCATCAAACTGGCTTGTTGCTTGTGGTAAGCGCTTTCCTACGCGACCTTGTCGTATCTCTTCAAAGACTTGCTCGATCTCAGCAGGTCTTCCTTCCCCAGAAAATGCCGCCTTAATCTGTTTAAACAGCTTTGCAATCTTGCTGAATATCCTACGCAATCCGGGGTTAAACTCTTTTGGCACCTTGCCATCTATGTCTAACCCACGATTGTATAGCGCAGAGCCATACGCTATTAGCTCGTTAAGCTTCTGCTCCGGCGTAAGCCCATCAAAAGCGCGATTATACTCTGTTGCGCCCAAGTGATTGGATACAATGCCCTGCAACCTATCTATGTTGGCTGCAAGATCTGCCTTATCTTTATCTGTAAGGTAGTTGTTGTTGTACAGAAAGTGCGTGGCTTCGTGGTATGCGCGGTTTTGTGGGTCAAGAAACCCATCAGCTAATGACACGGCCACTATGTTGCCAGCCTGTAATCCCAATGCTTCTTCCATTGGGTATACAACGCCATCAATCTCTACTTCATTTTGATTTGCTTCGCCGCCCCTACTAGGCCCATAAAGCTGGCTTGCCACCACCAAGTTAGCTTCTGGGGCAATAGAGTTTACTATTGCCTTAACTCGGTTAAAGTCGTTTATATCTAATGGCGCTTTGCTTTTAACAATTCCCGGCCCATCAGGAGTTGCAGTGACCTGAGTTCCTTGTATGACACCAGTATCTTGAAGCCCTTCCTTGCGTAGAAAATCAATGTCATCAAGATCAGACAGTTCGTCTTCTTGATTCGCAGCCTCAATAAGATCTTCGTTCGTTTCCAAGGCATCCAATGCCCCGTTGTGATCTTTTCCTTGCGCCCTTTGCTCACCATAAGCATCGCTTACTAGCTTCCGCAACGGCGCAGACGCACTGTCTTTTTCTAAAAGCAATCCATTAGCAAAATTTACAATGTCTTTCTTTTCTTTAGCACTTAACGCTTTTTGCTTTTTAGTCTGTAGACGCTTGGCTGGCTTTGCTTCTGGCTCCGCTTCCACTACGACTTCTGGCTCTGCCTCTACTACAACCTCTGGAGTCGCATCAACCTCCGGCGTAGGCACCGGAACGCCCTCCAACCTTCGCTGTAGCTCATTAGCGCTTACATTAGGCTCGGCTATCTGGGGTACATCAAAGTCTGTTTGATCCCCTTGCTGGGCTGGCTCACCTAACTCTTTAACCTTTTGTCGCACCAACATACCGAGGCTGCGAATTTCTGAGTCAGGAAATCCCGGCGCACCACGACCAAGATACTTGCGTAACTCGCCCATGATCTGATCATCAGCTTTAGATTTGCTTCTAGGGTTGCCGACTATGTACAACGCCTTGTCTAGCTGCGACTCAAAAACAGGCATTACATTTCTGTATCGAGGCTTGGAGTCTTCTACTGCCTTAGATTGAAATGGATCTTGGGTTGTTTGCGCCTCTGGCGCTTGGTCTGGAGCTTTATAACTAGTCGTTATTTGTGGAACTTGAACCAGCTCCCCATCTTGGAGTATTCCTACTTTTTGGACTCTCTCTATTGTTTCAATGTCGCCTTCATTCGGCGCATTTTCAAAAGTTATGTCTCTAATAAGTCCTTCATCGTCTTCGCTATAAGTTCTTGTGTCTCCTTTTCGCGTTCCTTCTTGAACCGTAAATCCTTCGGCTTCGGCTGCGCGTAATGCTGCCTCGCCTTCAGCAATTAACTGAGGATTATTATCTACTTGGCCACGAGTTATCATGCTAACCGCAGCGTTTATGCGGTCTATTGGTGTTTCTGCATCGGCCAGACGTTTACGAAAAGACGCTGCCCTACGATTTTGTTTTTCTGTTGATACGACCAACTCTTCATCTTGGTCTTCGTCTAATGGCTCTTCAAACGCAGGGGCAGAGCCGTCTACGGCCTCTGTAGTCGGCCCTAACGCCTGTTTAATCTCATCAGCTTCTGCTTGCCTTGCCGCCTCATCGGCCACCCGCTGCTGCTCTGCTGCTTCTGCTTTGGCTTTTTGTGCATCTTGATAGCCAAACGCTTTATCCATCAACTGCGCTTTTTGCGCGTTATCTAAGTCAGCTAGCGATGCGCCTTCTGTCCCAGCAACCTCATCAATCAGCCCTGCTTGCGCCTTCTTAGGAACCCTGCCTCGTTTAAACGCAGCCTTTATAGCCTTGTCTTCTATGTCATCGTAGCGTTCAACGTCTTTATCACCAGCTACTCTGCCAATAACAGTATCAGTATCGTCCCCAAGAATACCGCTAATAATTGGATCGCTTGCTTCATCTGCATTTTCCCCCGAATCAATGATTCCAGCCTCTTCATCAGTAAGCTGCTTGTCATTGTTTGCTGTGGGCCTGTTGCTCTCGCGGCTTGGGTTTCTTCTATCAAGCTCCGCTTCAATTGCTTTTACGTCATAGGCTTTCTTTGCACTAACTTGAGCGGTGCCATCCTCTCCGATGTTCATTGCTTTCACAGCTTCTAACACGGACAAATTGCCAGCATCTACATCAGCCACTAGCTCTGGCGGCAAGAACGCTCTTAGCTTCGCTTCCTCTAGTTCCTGCGCTGTTAGTGAGCCGACATCACGGCCATCAATCTGGTAGCGAGGAGTAATAAGATCAGCATCTTTGGCAAACGAAAGCCCTTGATCTTCTGAAGGAGTCTGGTTTAGCGGTACATAAAATAACTCTTCATCAATAAGTACCTTTGCATCATCACCATCTGTGCCAATAATCTGGCCAGATAACTGATTGCCATCAGCGTCATATACGGCTATTGCCGTTTCATTTCTTTGTGCATCTTGAATAAATTCATCATCAAGAGGGGCTAATGGAGTAGAGTCCTGATACTCCTTGGTGATCTCTTTGTCACTCTTGGGGTAGCGAACCTTGCCGCGTGTAAGTAAATCAAATATGCCACCGGCACCCGCGCCATAACCAAAGTCAGACAGCATACTTTCGCCAATAGGCATGTCTGGGTTGTAGTTGAGCTTGGCGGCAACCTCTTGCAGTACACCAGAAAACGCTTCCTGCGCACCCTCACCGATGCCTGTGGTTCCAGCCTCGCCTAAACGACGAAGTATCTGGCTCTTTGTGGCTCCAGCTATACTATTGGGTATACCTCGCAACACCATCTCAGGGGCAAGCAATTCAAGAAGACCAATTGGAATGCCAAGAGCAGTTGCAAGATTGCGTTGCCCTACGGTGTAATCATTGCCAGCGGCCTTGTATGCCTCAAGCATAGCACTCGATTGACCCGCACCAGCAGAGCCAGCAAATGTGTATTTAATTCCGCTTAACCCTTTAGCCAACCCAAGCGCTCTTCTTGATGCCTCAAGATACTGCGGCCCTTTAGCGGCTAATGCGGTTCCTCTGGCTAATGCTCCAGCCTGACCCAAGCCGGGAAGGGCGAAAGTAAAGATACTTCCAACACCCTCAAAAAGCTTTCCGATCATGCCTTCTTCATTTCCAACATACCGCTTTGCTTCTTGTATGTTTTGAAAAAACTCAGAAGTTTCTCGATCTACTAAGTCTTTCGTAGCCGCCAAACCTACCGCATCCGGTATATCGGCCAACATATCTACTATAGAAAACATGCCTTCAGCCATGCTAAGACCTGTTTGCATAGCACCACGAGCTATACCACGAGGAACGGCGTACAGGCTATCGTCTGTGCCCTCAAACATGCCTGTGGTACTTGGGGGAGGCTCAGTAGCAAATGGCGAATCAAACGCTTTAAATAAATCCAAACCAGTTGTTGGCTCTGGCATGGGCTGTGGCGGCTGCACAGGTTGCTGAACGAAGGGTGCTGGCTGCATTGGCGCACCAGACGCTATATCTAAAAAGCTTCCTTGCTGTGTATCGGGAACATTAAGCTGTCGCGGTAACAGCGATCTCCTCAAACCTTCTGGTGGAGCATCGAAGCTACGCCTCAAACCCGGCGCTGGGCCTTGCAGCGTAGCGATTAACTGCTGAATCCTTTCTTCTTGTGTAGCCATTAAGGAGCTGTTAACGCATATCCAAGCGCCTTTGGATTAATAAAATGATTTTGTGGTTTTTGATAGAATCTTCTCTTTGCAGCGGGTGAGTTGTTAGCGGCAGCTAATTCAAACAAATCTTGCGCATACAAATCTAATACCGCCCTATCTCCTGCAAGATTTTCTTCTTCCATTCTATCTTCAAGCAGCGCCCTTGCTGCTTGCATTCTTTCCGCTGGATCAGGAATTTGTTTTTCAAGCTTCTTAAACTCTCTACTTAAATCCTTAACAATACGCTCTATAGAGCTATTAATGTTTTGTTGCGCACCACGCACATACTGTTGAGCATAACTATTTGCAATATCTGCCTGTAGGATTCTCTGCTCTGGCTTCATATCAGCCGATTGTTCCGTACTATATGCGGTTTCAATAACCTTATTTCTGTTTTCAGCAGCGGTTGCTCGCTCTGTTCTAAAGTCTTTATATTCGTCCGCAGAAATCTTGTAGGTTTCTAATAGATTTTTTTGATTAGCTTTATCAACATCAACATTAATACGCATTGCGTCGTAGTAACTATCCTGCCTCATCCTTGCTAATTGATTTCTGGCGGTTTTATTAGATGTTGCCAAGGTTGCTTGAAAAGTTTGCGCATCAGTAATCTTCTTCATTGCGTTTTCTTGTCGTTTAAACGCAGTGTTAGCCTTACCTTGCTCTCTTTGATACTCAGCTAAGGCGTGTGCATAAAGTTCTTTCTGCTCTTCGCCTGTCATCTTGTTCATAACGCCAGCGGCACCAGCCAATCCTTGAGACATTGCCGTAATAAAGTCTGGGCTTTTACTTCCAGCCGCTTGAAAGAATGCTTGAGCCATGCCAAGCGACGTTTGTTTCTTTAAACGATCTTTAATGTTTTGGCGGGTAGGCAAGTCTTTTTCTAAATCCGCGAGCTTCCTAACAGAAGCATCTACTTCTTTATTATATTTTGCTTCTCTTTCTTGCAGAGTTTTTAATAAGTCACCCTGCAATCCATTTATTTTAATTTGTTGAGAATCCAATTGCTGCAACGCCGCTCGATCCGCAGCAAATTGCGGGCTTTGCTCATATGGAGTAATCCCCGCAACAGTTAAATCATTTACTGGAACATTAAATGGGCCAGTTGCTTGTGCCACCGCATCTTCTGGAGTTGCAAATGTACTTATTGTCCCAGCGCCAGCGGTGCCGCTAGTAGTGGGGCCGCTAGTAGTACCGCTAGTAGTACCGCTAGTAGTACCGCTAGCCGCAGCGTTTGCTGCGTTACCAAGAATGCTGTTAATAAAGTTTTGTCTTGATGGCAGTGTCGCAAGAGTTGTGCCGGGAGCTGCTATTACGTTACTGATAGACCCACTAGGTTGAGCGGCTGGTGCTGGCGCGGCCATAGGGCCATACCCTTGCGGCAATGTTATTCCTTGAGCGCCACCGGGGATAAGGGCTTGTACTCCGACCTGTGAACCCACAGGGGTACGGCTTTGTATGTTGCCCTGCGGCAATCCAGATTGGCGAAATAACGCAGTAGCAGCTTGTTGTCTTTGGCTCTGTAACGCAGCATCCATGGTCTGTTCTTTGGTTAAGGGGTTTGGAATATCCACTCCCGCTGATCCCACTCCAATCAAACGTTGGAAAGGAGTAAATTGTGGGTTTGGAACAAAAGTAGAGGCTTTATATGCTTGCCCTGCCGCTTCCACTTCTGGCTGATAAATGTCTGTTCCAGCCATAGCTTCTTCATACTGCGACTGCAAATCATCTAGCTGCTGTTGCGACAAATTAAAACCAGAAGGCACCTGTATATTGCCACTAAGGATTGCTTGTGGGTCATACCCAAGGAACTGGCTAAGTGCGTCCATGTATTGTTGGTTGACACCAATAGCGCCCTGACTACCAGCTTGGAATCGACGTATCAAACCGCCAGCTTGCATTGCAGGAATACCACCTCGCGCTGCAAGCGCAGCCAACTCAGGCGAAATGCCTTGAGGCATAGGCGCACTAGGCGCTGTAGGCGCTCCTCTGGCCATAAGAGCCTGTCTACCGGCAGCAGCACCCTGTGCCATAGGTGCAGCTTGTGGGGCTTGTGGGGGCATAGGTTGACCCATAGGAGGCATTTGTGGTGCAGCTTGGCGGTTAGCCATATTAATTAGCTGATCCACTACAGGAGGCATCTGTCCTTGTTGTGGCATCTGCGCATCTTTGCGTATATCGCTACGAGCTTTCATTTCGCTTGCAGCAATCACACCTTCAATGCCACCAGCTTTTGCAAGCTGTGCCAGCGCTTGATCAGGCAAGTCCTCAGTCCTGTTAGCAATCCTTAGTAGGTTTTCCATTGCCATGTTTAAACGCCTTACGCAGCTAAGTTAGCAGCGCCCATTAAGAAGTTAAGTAGTTGCGCGTTTTGATTCGGAGCAGGGCCGGACGTTGTTTGTGTCTGTCCAGCGTATGCAGCAGGATTCATGCCTCTCAACAAGTTAGAGAAGAATGCTAGCTGTTGCTGAGGATAATCACGTTGCGCTGCAAAGTCTGCATACTGCTGATCAAGTATTGCCTGTTGATCTGCTCTCTGCTGTGCGCCAAGTGCGTTCAATGCGCCTATTCGCTGTAGATCCAACGCTTGCTCTGCCTTGTCTACGCCAAGTCCTGCTGCTGCGGCAGCGTCTTGTCTGCGTAATGCCTCGGCGTATGCCCTCTGATTTGCCAGTGATGCTCGCAATGACTGATCACCCGCGACCTGTGCCGCTTGCTGTGTAAGTCTGAATGCGTCTAATCCTTGCGCTCCGGCTGCTTGCTTGGCCGCTTCAGACAACCTGAATGCATCAAGCCCCTGCGCTCCTGCTGCCCTATTTGCTTGATCTTGTGCAATCTGTGCTTGCAAGCTTTGCGCTCCCGCTGCTCGCAATGCAGCATCGCCCATCTGTTGAGCTTGAAGCGTCTGAGCGCCTCCTGCTCTTAGGGCTGCATCTGCTAACTGTTGCGCCTGAAGCGTTTGCGCACCACCGGCTCGTGCCGCCGCGTCTGATGCGATTTGCGCTTGCAAACCTTGCGCTCCAGCAGCCCTAGCTGCCGCATCCGCTAACTGTTGCGCTTGTAATGTCTGAGCGCCTCCGGCTCTAGCCGCTGCATCTTGTAGTTGCTGTGCTTGTAATGTTTGTGCGCCAGCCGCTCTTTGTGAAGCGTCACTTAGTTGGGCTGCGGATAGACTTTGTTGACCAGCAGCACGACGCGCAGCATCTGATGCAATCTGTGCTTGTAGATCTTGCGCACCAGCAGCCTGACCAAATCGTGCTGTAGCTTCTTGCGCGGTAAGACCAAGTCTTGCGGCTTGTAAATTTGATGCATCACTAAGTTGCTGTACACGCAAATCTCTATCAACATCAGCAGTAGCAAGACCAACAGCCTTATCAAATGCTGCGGCTCTTTGTTTTGCCTCAAGATCAGCAATAGCCCTATTAGCTTGATCTGCGGCTGTAAGCCTAGCTAACTGACCTCTACTGCCAAATGCTCCAGCACCACCGGCCTGTGTTCCAGCCAAATCGCGTTGAGCCTGTTGAGTATCAAACTGCTCTTGCGCTCTTGCTGCGGAGCGATCCAGCACCTCTTCAAGATATGGATTTTTGTATTGATCAACTCGATCCATTACCTGCTGCGCCTGAAACTCACGAGGATCATAACTTGAGGTAATGTTTGCGCCCTGAAAGCCTGATGTTATTCCGGCAGGATCTGTGTATGAGGACGTTACCTCCCTACCACTATATCCAGAGCCAAATGTTTGGCTTGCGGGATCATACCCTGACGCAAATGCTTGAGCGTTTGGATTATATCCCGACGCAATTGTTGACCCAGTATATCCAGATCCAAAATCTGATCTTGCTGGCGCATAACCCCCGCCAAATGTTGATGCTGTTGGGCTGTAAGTGCTAGCAATAGTTCCTGCGGTATATCCAGCAGCATCAGTTGTAGGGGCTGTATATCCGGTAGCGCCTGTTGTAGGCGCGGTATAGCCGCCTGATGCTTCTTTATAGTCTGGGCCTATAGGTTGACCTGTTGTGGGATCTGTTCCTATCTGGCCAGCATAATAGCTTCTAGCAGCCGTCATTCCCGGCAAGCTTCTACTAGCTAAACTTGTTATCCCTTGAAACGCAGCCTGTTGCTCTGGAGTATACGCAGCAGTACGTTGCCCCTCATACGGGATGTACTCTTGCTGCATAAGGGCATCGCCCGTCTGCAATACTTTTTGCAGATAGGGGTAAAACTCTTCAGGTATATTTGTGTTAGTTACTGTAGTCGATACATTTTGATCGACAGTACCTCCGCCGCCACCACTACTACCGCCCATACGCCACCTCCATCAGTGGTTCGTCAACATCTTGCAAGTCACCTTCTTCTGCTTGCTCTGTCAATTTTTCTATTGGCTTAACCATAACAACATACTCTTTAGAAAAGCCATGTCGTTTAAACGCCTTTTCCATGCCGGGAGCCGTTGATGTTTCTAGTCCATCAAGGCCAAGAGTTTGCGCAAACTTCTCAACCACATCATATGCTTCCGACGCCCACTCTTTCAGGCGGTTGCCACTAAGAGTGTTTAAATCTAAATATGTTTTTCTTGGGTATGTATTTACACCGCAAATAAAAAACCCAAGCGCGTTTCCATTCTCTCTTACTATCCACACAAAATATGGAAGCTCTAGTAGTTGATGAAGTATATCCGCAGTCACATAACGCCCATGACTACGTCGCTCTAAGTTTTCTGCGTAATGAGCAACCTCACCCCAAACTTTTAAAATATCGTCCTTCTTTATAAGTTCAATATCGAACGCCATGTTTAAACAACCTTAACGGGCTTCCTTAGCATTGCCATAATATCATCTGGCGTTTCTTCTAGCTCTTCTGGTTGCTCTACTGTATCTGTCTTTTCTTTTCTGATATTTGCAATCATTTCATCAAAAAGCTCGCCACCTCTTGTGGTGCTGCCATCACCTACATGAGCGACGACATCTGCTGGGATTACATATTCATCTCGTGACAACAATACCGGCTCAATACCATCAACAACTGCGGGAACAACATCATCCATTCCGCCGCCGCTTCCTACCACCAAGCCTTCAAATACAGAGCTATCTATATTTAACTCACCACCATTTTGATACTTAGGTAACATTCCGCCAAATGGCTGCTTCATTGGGTCTAAATCTTTAGAGTTCATAATGTAATCCTGTTAACGCGCCACGCTTCATCTGCCTATCCCACCTAGAAAATCAAAAGTAGGAATTACCGGAGGAGTAGATAATGATGTTACAGGAGCCGCTGCTGGGGGAGTAAAGCTTACCGGAGGCAAGCCAAAATCCATTGGTGGTGGCGTAAAAGCAACTGGTGGCGGAGCAAGATCCATTGGCGGTGGAGCAAAGTCCATAACAGGAGCTACGGGTGCGAAGTCCATAACAGGATTTACAGGAGCTACGGGTGTAAAGTCAATCAATGGCTGACCCATCATTTGATCTGTAAAGTCTATAGGAGCAACATCCATAACAGGCATGACAGGGTTAAAACCACCTATATCATCCTGTGGCATAATAGTTGTTGGCACAGGATCAAAGCCTCCTGCCGGTACACTACCTGCGGCAACACCACCTTGAAAGGGATCAAATGCATCTACAAAATCTTGGTCTTGCTGAGCTTTATACTCATCCTCTGTTAAAGGAGCCAAACCATCTCCGGGGCCGAATGTGCCAACCTGCATCGGAGGCAAGCCATCAGGGCCAGTAGGTAACATATATCCACTTTCTGGATCATACGCACCCGGAACACCTTCCATTATCGAGCCAACAGGAACAAAATCGCCCATACCATACGGATCTGGCTGACCAGTAGTAAGATCGCTAACTACTCCTTCGCCCATTCCAAAAGTTTCGTTGTATGGAGATCCACCTGTAACTATCTGCGTTGTGCCTGTTTTTACTTGTGTGCCACTACCAGTAGTTGTCCCACCTGTAGCGCCACCTGTAGTACCACCACCTGTACCGCCTGTAGAACTACCACCAGTAGTTGTACCACCAGTGCTGCCAGCAGCATTAGGGTTGTAATCAGGATTCTCAATTCGCTCTTGAGTTGTATATGTCCTAGTAGGGTCGCCTAATAGTCTCTGGTTGTAATCAATTACAGGCGCATCTGCAAAACCACGCGACCCTAGTGTAATTGCTGGGCTATCTGCTCTAGGCGTATAAATTTGTTGCGTATTTACAACATCCCGCAAAGTATATTGTCTATTGCCTGATGGGTCAGTGAGTCCTAGTTGATCCCCTGTTCCGGTGCTTGACGTAAATGGGTTATAAAAATAGCTTGGGACAGCCATTGATGTTGGTCTGTATTTGCCGCCCGGATTATATGGATCAAAGTTTGGGCCAAGCGCATAATCAGCTTCTGAAGGCCCGCCAGCTTGTCCACCCCTATACAATCCACGGACATTGTCGCCTACAACTCCACCCTCTTTCATACCTGTTGAATATGTAAAGGGATTAGAAAAATAATCAAACTCGCTAGTTCCTGCCGGATTAGTATTAGATCGTCTAAACCTAACGCCGCGATCATCGGGTGTTACTGGAACATAAAACGGTTCTTTTTCTTCTTGTTTAGGTGGCGGCATGTTCATTAGGTTAAACTGATCCGTCATAGCCTCACCAGTAATACCGGCTGCTGCTGTACCTAAAAGATCTCCAGCCGTTGCTTCAGCTAACCCAGAAGCAAGTCTTTGCCCTATACCCTGCTTAACTGCCTCCTGTGCCCCCGCTGTTACTGCTGGTTGCAATGCGGCTGATTTAGCAGCTTCTTGTGCCAACATCTGGGTTGTTGACTGCGCTGCTGTTGTAGGAATTGCAGAAGGTATTGTGCTTGTAATCAAGTTTTCAGCACCAACAGTTTTAGCAATCTCAGCAGCAGTCTGCTTACCAACTTCACCTGCCGCTTGTCCTGTTGCCTGACCTACACCAGTAGCAACATCTTTAGCTGCGCCAAACCCTTCAAACAGCCTTCCACCAACGCCACCTAAAACCCCACTTATCAAACCAGCTTTAATGCCTTCTTCTAAGCTACCAGTTTCAATAGTTGTACCAATCCCAGATCCTAATGCAGCAAGGCCAACAGAACCGCCAAGCGCACCCAGAGCGCCGATAGGAGCGGCTGCTCCAAGCAACCCGCCGCCCAAGGCTAATAACAGCGGAAGGAATGCTTCTGGCTGTCCGGTATCAGGATTAATAGTCAGTTGATTATTTGGAGTCATTGATCGTAATACATCAACCTCCATGGGGTTCATATGAACTAATGTTGAGTCGCCAAACCGCCCTTTGCTAGCAATAGCTTCTGCTTGCTTCTTTAATGGAAACGGTGGCTGTTGTCTGAAATTGCTGTTCATACCAACCTCTGTATGTTTAAACGCTATGTTATCTCAAGCAGAGACACAAATACATCAAAGTAATCCGCTGTTCCTGCGGTCATGCGTAGTTTATCTTTAGACTCCAATACAATAACTTCGCCATTTTCTAAGTACGGATGCCTTGTGGATGCCGCTATTGACCCTGTCTCAAACTCAAATGTTGCATCAGCACTATCATCAAACACATGAACAATAAGCGTTGCGGAATTTGATCCATTAGTATTCAACACACTTACTGTTTTAAGAATAGATGTAGCGCCTTGAGGACACTCATAAATATCTGTAATGCTTGTGCCTGTAAGCGTCTTAACAACATTTTGATACGTCTGAGGCATTATGACATAAACCAAGATACGGCTTGCGCATCATCTTCTACATCGTTTTTAGACGGTATTAACTCCAAAATAATGCGGAGTTGATTAATCAGGCGTATTTGATATTCCTCTGAGTATTCTGCTGGGGGTAGCTCTAAAGGTATTCGGAACTCTGCACCGCTTGCAGTTCTTGTACTCATCGTCTTCCATCCTGCCTAACATCTAAACGAACATCACCTAAGCGCCATCCATTCTGAATATCCGAGCTTTCTACCCGCACTCTAACTTGCCTTGCTCTTGCTCTAACATTTGACATTGCAAACTCAGAAGTTGGTGTCACTGATGTTGTCGAGGCCGTAGAAATTGTGCCTCCAGCATTATCTCTTACCTTAATACTGTAATCCAAAACGGGCGAATCTGATTCACCTACAAACAAACAATCAGGCAATAATCGCCGCACAAACGCAAAATGATCACCATCTGCAATATCAAAATCCGCTGTCTCAATAAACGCAGTTAATGCCTGACCATCATCATCAAAGCCAGTTTCATGACTAAATACATATCCCACATCGCTATTAGTTTTTACTGCAATAGGTGTGTCAGCTGAAGCGGCTGCATCATCCCAAGCATCTCTAGCTAGGTTTGATATTGACCACGCATTTTCTTCATAGTTATACACAACCATACGATCACAAACAGTTGATGAGGCGGAAGGATAAAACCATCCAACTTCATTAAATGCTGTATTAGCAAATGCGGTAACTTGCTCCGCTTGCGCTTCCGCAAAGTCATCAAACACATAAGCTCTAACCGTGCATGGCAATACTTTTGCTGCGCCTGAGTATGCATAAAAATTGCCACGATCCATAAAAAATATCACGTTGTTAGCTGTTACAGCAGCATTTGGCCCTATCAAACTAACGCCATCTGTAATCAAATTAGCTTTAAATACAAATGGAGCGCCAACAAACTGAACACTATACAAAGCATTATCAGTCCAAATAGCTATTTCTTGTCTGCCCCTTACCGCACCAATAATAGTAGAGCCAACAGATAGCTTTAAATCTCCTGCTGTATTTGTTGTTTTTGGCGTCCAATCTAATGCGTTTTCTTGAGTACACCATCTAATTTGCATTGGATCTAAGTTGCTTTCCAAAATAGGGTTGCACCCGATAGCAAGGACATGACGATCTTGTGTAGATACAACCACCTGCAAAACCTCAGCTGGTGGATTTGACGCCCCTGCAATTGTTGATAGCTCCTTAGCCCTATTATTTGGCGTAGTTGCATCCCATAAAAATATCGCTCCTAATCGGGCATTCAAAACTAAATCTTCACCAAAGTTGTCAAGCGACCACAAACGAAGTGTATTTGCTATAGTGTCACCTGCCGCAGTACCCCAAGTGCCATCCCCCCACGGGCCAGAAGACCAGCCACCACCGGGAACAGCAACATCTAAGCCGATATTAATTTGATAGGCGGCAACAGTAGAGCTACCTCCATTACCTGTATCACTAGCATTAGCAGTAACAGTATTACCATCAGTATCTTTTGCTGTTATCGTAAATGTATTGGAGTCAACTATTGATACAATTTCGTACTCTTGATTCAAAACAGCAGCTGTTATTAATCCACCTAATGATGCAGCGCTACTAAAAGTAACAAAGTCTCCCAATACCGCGCCATGACCAGTTTCGGTAACAGTCAATACTGATGACCCATCAGATGCGCTAAATGTAGGATCTCCAGCACCCGACGTTAATCTAATTGGAGTAACATCAATAAATTTATTTCCTGAAATAATGTATGTTTTTTTAGTAGTTCCAAGGCCAATATAGCGCAATCCGTTATTAGCAGCCCATTGCTTTACTTTTCGACAAACTCCTACAAAAGAGTCTTGATACTTTTTCACCCAGCCGCCCATTTTTTCTGGGCGTCCAGATCTAAATCTTATAAATCCGGCATCAAAAAATCGGCCCTCATTACTATACGCGGTGCCTTCTTTGTGAATGCCAGATTGAAAATTAAATCTTTTAAGAGTCATAGCACTGTTTAAACGTTTTCATTATTCATCTTCCTCGTGCCATATAACCTGTTAATCCAAGTATGCTCATTACGCCCACCCGCTATATCGGGCAAAACATTTGCCGCAAAGTAGTTTTGCTTTCAGATGTACAAAATCCATCACCGCTCCCGGCTTTTTACAACCAGAACACCACAAGGTAACTCGCCTTTCATCGCTCATCTTCCTCGTGCCATGTAAGCTGTTGCACCAAAGTATAAACCCACAATGCTAGCTTGGCTAAGGAATAGCATGTCGCTTAAAGACGCCAGAGTGGACAAACGAGACTGAGGTATGAAGGGCAAAAGTGGTAATACAGCGTAAACCACCATACTGCTAAGACTAACCCAAGCCATTCTACGTTGACTGTCTGCTTTCTCTTCACGCAGTTCAATTTCAACAAGCTCTTGATTTCTTGCAAGTTCTTCATCGCTCACGACCCCATCTCCATCTAGGTCGTATTGAGCATACCGCGATTTAGGCTCTAATTTTTTCGGACTCATCAATCTTCATCCT